ACTCCAAATGCGAAGAGCAGTCCTAAAGCTAAGCTTAAAAATAATTTTCTCATAATTTTGTTTTTAGTTAATATTCTTGTTAATTGAAAAATCAAAGATAGTTGGACGTAACTACCTTTTTGCTTTTATATTTTGATCTCTTTCGAGTTTTTACATTGTGTAACCTTTATTGTTGCATATACATACAACAGAAATATGGAAAAGCCACATATTTTGTGGCTTTTTCTATGTTTATGAACAATTAATTGTTCACTACTTTATAATACCTGCTAATTTTTGAAATCTTTCTTGTAAAGATTCAGCTACTGATCTACTACCTTGGCATTTCCATTTTTTTCGTGATAGTGTGTTTGCACAAGGTGGATTTTTACATTTTTTAATTTTAGCGGAACGAGCACAATATGCATGTGCTTTTTTAGTTCCAGGTCTTATTCTGTCTCCTCCATCTGAAGCTTTACCTTTTTGACCAAAGGATCTACATTTACCATCTACTCTTTTTGCAAAACGTTTACCTTTTGAAGGTTTACATTTTTTCTTTTTCCTCCCTTCTTCCATTTCTTCTTCTTCTTCATTAAGAGCATCTTCAATCATTTGAATTTCATATTCATTTTCTACAATATATACTTCTTCTAAATTATCTGTATCATTGTATTCTTCTTCCATGCAACCCCCTTCATACATGTCTTCTTCCATACAACCCCCTTCATACATGTCTTCCTCAATAGGAGTTAAAATATAATCATCGTGTTTATGTTTTTTAACATTACCCATTTTATCTAGGGTTTGCTCTAAATCTTTAGTAGACATGTCAGTTGCTTTTTTAAGGGGCTTTAAACCAGATGCTCCTCCTTCTTTTTCTAAAGTTTTTTTAATTATATCTTTTATTTTTTTTAAAGAAATTTTAGATTTTTTAGGGTTTTTTAATTCTTCGTTTTTTTCTTTATTAATTTCGTCACCTGCTTTTTTAGCTGATTTATAGGCTTTAGAACCTTTTTTAGCCATTCCTTTTTTACCAACTCTTTTTCTTTTAGCTCTTATATTAGCCCAAAGACCTGGTTTTTCTTCTTTAAGTGTTTCTTTTATTATTTTAAGTAATTCTGATTTTCTCATATTAGCACAAACTACATACACCTGTGTTATCACAAATAATATCTCTAATTATATTATTTACTTTTGTATATTTATAAGTAGGTAATTTACTTTCATTTAATCCTACAGGAGAAACATAAGCTCCATGGGTTGAAGGAGTTGAAACAAAATCCCAACATAATAATTCAAAGTCATCTTCAACTTCTAAAGTACCTTCTGATAATTCTTTTACAGAACCCATTCCACGAGAAGATACACCAACAGTAATTCCATTTCTAAATAGTTCTTTAAGGATATTTCCTGCAGGAGTTGATAAAATTTCAAAAGTGCCATATACATCATTACCATCTACTTTAATTTCTTTTATATTATGGGATACATTTTGTAGATTAATTACTGAACTCTCGGGGTGGTCTAATTCTCCTAATGCTCTTCTTTCTTTAACAGGCCCATCTACATAATTTTGAATTTCTTTCATCAAAATTTCTTTAGGATAAACCCTTCCATTTTGGTTTTTAGCTTCAGCACGTTGTATAATACCTGAGACTATTAAAGGTTTATTTTCTTTAATAGATTGTTCTATTAATAATTTGTCTACTTTAAACTGTCTATATTCTGTTAGTAACATTATTTTTTTCTATATAAAATTGAATTTTTAAAATCTTTGCCTGTAGCGCTTTTGTATCCTTTTTCAATGTCTCTTTGTGCTCTTCTTGAAAATCCTTTATCTATTTTGCCTTTTTCATAATCAAAAGGTTCAAATTCATCAGGAATTAAAGAACTAGAAGCTCTACCACCTGATTTTTTCTTTTTTTCATTAGCTTTTTTATCTGCTGTCCAAGAATATTTTGTAGATTTGTCATCTTCATCTCCAAAAAATTTAATTAATAAGTTTTTCAAAGAAACCATATCTTTAAAAGTTTGTTGAAATGCTGCTGTTTTTTGAGGAACATCCATTTCTAATACTGCTCTTACAAAAGGTCCATATTCTTGTCTGTTGTTGATTTTTTGTATCATCATATTATGAATATAATCTACATCTCTAGGGGGTGTTTCTTTTTCTACTGCTCCCCCTTCAGGATCATCCCAATCAACATCATCTACATCAACATCTCCATCACCATCAGAATCTCCAATTTGTGGCCAACCATCATCAGGGGGTACTAACATTCTTTGTCCTCCATCATCTGTAGGTTCTGGGCTTTGATCAGAACCATAATAAACATCACCACCAATAGCTCTTATTTGATCATCTGTTGCTACACTCCAATCTACTCCTAATTCTTCTTCTTCTTGTTCATATACGGCTTTTTTTCCTTTCCATTTATCTTTTTTAGCAAATGCATTTGGTGTAGCATATCCTTCTCCATCACCTGCACTAAATGAAGTAGCTGTACCTGTTGCATTTTGTTCTTCTAATTCATCTTCTTCACCTCCATCTTTACTATCTAAAAATTTTCTAAAATCTGTTGCAAATTTATTAGCTAATTCGGCTGATTCATCTTCTCCACCTGTTTGGTAAAATTCAACTGCAGCGTCTAAAAGTTCACCTAATGAATATCTATCTAATAAGTCTACTACTTTATCGTAATCACCTTGATTCATTCCTCCGTCAACTGGTGTAGCATTTCCTTTCTCCTTAGCCATCATTTGTTGGATTTTAGATCTTTTTAAGTCATCATCCTCTAAATCTGGAGTAAATTCTTCTTGTTCAGCCAATCTTTGTTTAGCTTGCCATTCGTGTATGTCAAATTTTTTAGCCATGGATTTTTTTTAATTCGTTGATTAATTCATAATAATTTAATAAATTCGTAACATTATCATCTTGTACTGATGTTTTTTTAGAAAGAGGTGTAATTAAATCTTTTGTTTCATTTAATTTAATAACTATTGCTTTATCTTTTACTTTTTTAGAAAAATTATTTAAATCCCTCTTTACCTTTTTTATTTCTTCATTTATATAAAGTTTAAGAGCAGGACTATTACTTACATTATTAACATATTCTTTTAATAATATTTTTTGATTATCGGCTAAGTCTTTATATTTATCATTAAACTTTTCTAAAATAACTTTATAAGTAAGTAATCTAGTATTTTTATCTGATTGATTAAATTCTTTTAATACATTATTTGTATTTGGGGATTTTTTATTTAATGTAATATGTTCTAAAAGAGTAATTTTTGATTTAACTATAGATTCAGGAGTGGCTTTTGTGTTTTCTAACAAATTATAAATTGAAGCCATTATTTTGTAATCTTTGATTTTAGCATTAAAAAAATCATTAATATTATATGTATTTTTTATTTCTTTAATTAAATTAAATTTCTCTCTTCTTAATTGAGATTTATTTAATTTTTGATGGGATTTTATTAACTCTTCAATTAACATTGTAGCCTGACTATCTTTATTGTACTTTTTAGTAGATAAAGTATGATATATTTTATATTCTTTTAATAATTCTGTTTTAGAATTAAAATGTTTTTTTAAAAAAGATAAAGACTTTGACTGATTTCCCCCGATAGTTTCTGAGGTTAACTGTCTTGTTAGGAGCTCAAAAAGAATCCCAGTATTCTTATACTTAGAATGTTTTTGTTTCATTATAATGCGCTATATAATTTATCTATATATAAATATAATACTATTCTTGAGGCTTAATATTTTTTTCAGATAAGAGTCCATTTTCTTCTGTTTCATTTAAAACTCTTTTTTTCTTTTTAAGTTTTTGTAATGATTTTTTAATATTTGCTGCTTCAAGAGTAGAAACTTTATTAGTATTTGTTGGTTTTTCTATAGGCTCTGTTTCTAATCCTTTTTTACCTAATGGGTCTCTACTAAAATTACCTTTATCAGAACCATAATTTTGTTGTTTTTCTATAGGTCTGCCTGGGTCTTTTTCATCATATCCTGTAGGTACTTGAGCGGGGCCTACTGCTTTGTCTCTTTTATTACCATATAATGCTGCTAAATCATGAGGGGTTCCATAAGACATACCTGATTCTGTTGGATCATTTCCTTCATTTTCAAGTTGAGATAATCTAAATTTAGCCATAGCATCATCTAACATAGCTTCTTTTTGATCTTCATATTGATCTGGTGATAAACCATATATATGTTCATAAACCCAATCTTTACTAAAGATCTTATTATCTATCATAGTTTGGGCTACTGCTGTTTTAGCTGTAAATAATTCTACTTTTTCTTGTTCATAAATAACAGATGGTGTAGTTAATTCTAAAGAAAAATCAACTAATTCTTCATCTGTAAACCCCTGTGCATATAAATGTACTAATGCAATTTTAGTTAACTCTGATTCTAATATTCTCTGAATACGTTCTACAGTTCTTGCAAAACGAATGTCCATACCTGCTAAGGTTGATTTTCCTTCTACTCCTTCTTCATAACCTAAAAATGGTTTAGGAATTTTAAGAGCGGCCATCATTTTAGCTTTTAAATATTCAATATCTGATGTACCATCATAATCTAAACCTTTAGTAGTATCGATTCTTGTTGAAGCATCATTACCTCTAATAGGAATAAAGAAATCTTCAGTCATATTTTGAACATTAAATTTAAGATTATAATCTCCTGTTTGTTGATCTATATAAGGAGTTTTTTTCATTTTATTAGCAGTATCAGACATAAATTGTTCTACTTTGTCTGGGTCTGTATTACCAATATTAATATAAAATACTCTTTTTTCAGGAGCTCTCATTATTCTATGAATTAACATAGCGTCTTCCATTAGCATTAATTGTTTAAATACTTTACGAGCAGGTTCAAGAAAAGATCTACCATAAGGTAAATAATTAGAATCTGTTAGTAATCTAAAGTGAGCTACTTCATAATTTTCTAGTTGAAATTGGTCTCTTCTAATAGTATTAGTTGCACCACTAGCTAAACCATTAGGGTCAAGTGTAAATCTAGTATATGAAGGATTTTCAGGGTCTGTTCCTTCTTCTCTTACTACTTCATAAGTAGATAATGGTATAACATTATATATGCCATATTTTTCAGATACTTCTAGTTTTAGATACATATCTCCATACTTACACATATTTCTAACCCAAGTAGGAAGATTAAATTCTACATTTAAAACATCATAAAACAAATTATGTAATACTCTTCTTATATTTTCATTTGAAGAATTAATATTTAAAGTTTCACCATATTCGTTTCTGGTTGTTGTTTCATCAGAAATTATATCAAGAGCAGCTGCAATAATAGGATCATAATCCATAGCTTCATAATCACTATAAAGCTGTAATCTCATTGATTGATAATTAAGAGTAGGATTATATTGTAAAGAAGATCCTACAGGTCTATGTAACCTTGTAAATCTATCATATAATGAATTTGTAGCTAGATTTCCATACTTTTGAATTCTTGCTGTATCCATTACTTTAAGTTTTTTCCCACCAATGTTACGAATAATAACATCACTTGAAAAAAGTCTTTGTAATCTTGAAAATAAACTAGTATCTGCCATATCTATTTGTTTTTAATACATATTAATCAATAAGCCAAGTCAAATCTTGTTGTCCATGTTGGCCCATATCCTGTGTCCATCCTGTTTGTTTTTTATTAGGTTTATTGATATAAATAGGAGAATTACTTTTACTCCAATTACCTAATGCGGCATTTGTTAAACTTAAGCCTTGCTGTGCAAATTTTAATGCTGTATCTCTAACATAACATGCTGTTGCTAATGCCATAATTAAATCGTCATTATATCCTGTTTGTGCTTCTGCTCTTCCATTTTTCCATATAAAAGTACGCATTTCTTCCATTGTTCTTTTTCCTTGAAGAGTAATTGATTTTTCTCTTAAATATGCATCTAATTTTCCTATTACTAGAGGTCTTGTTTTTAAAGACATAGTAAAACCAGGAACCATTTTAGTAGTATCTATTATATCATGGCCTTTAGCTAAAAAAGCATCTGCATTTGTTGCTGCATCTCCTTTAGGAGAATAATATAGGTTTTTATATCCTTTATCTATAACTACTTGTATTGTATTCCATCCTATATTTGCATTTTCTATAACTAATAATGCATTATTATATTCTGTAGCCACTGCTACTAACATATGACCATATTCTTTGGTACCTATTTGGGATTTAAATTCTGCTATTTGTTTGCATTCTTCTATATCGATAATATGAAATGCAGAATAATCTTGAGAATCTCCTCTTGCTACATCAGCTACAACCATATAATTTCTATTATAATCAGGATATTCCCAAATATGAAAACCCCCCTCTATTCCTCTTCTTTCTACAGGATCACATATAGTAGTAGCTTCATAATGATTTAATAATTCAGGAGCAAATACAGTATTACCAGAAGTTGTAAAATCACAATCACATTCTTGTGAAGCCATTCTAGGTCCTAATTCATCTTCTTGTTGATTTCTCCAATCTTGATCTCTTTCTGGATGTACTGTCCAAGGTAACCTAATAGGTAAAAACCCATTTTCTCCTGTTTCAGCTTTAACCCACATTCTATGAAAAAAGTTTCCAGTTCCATTAGGTGTAGATAATACAATTGCTCTACCCCCTGTTGATAGGGTTTGTTGTGAAGATGCCCAGATTTCTTCTATTCTATTTTCTTCAATAAAAGCAGCTTCATCAATTATTAGTAAAGAAATGGCTTCTGATCTACCAGCATCACTTGCCGCTGATACTGCTTTAATTTGTGAACCATTTTTAAGCCGGAGAGCTAATTTATTATTTTCTTCAAAACCAAGCTTAAGCCAAGAAGGTAAATTTTCATACATAAATTTTACCTTTGTTACTAAGTTTTTAGCAGTATCTTGTTTAGTTG